ATTTCCTATAGGAGAAAACAAAAATGGCATTAGTATCACCAGGTGTAGAAGTTAAGGTTATTGACGAGAGTTTTTATACTCCCGCTGAACCAGGAACCACTCCTGCAATCTTCGTTGTATCAGCACAGGACAAAGCAAACGCTTCTGGTACAGGAACAGCAGCAGGTACATTAAAAGCAAACGCAGGTAAACCTTACTTGCTAACATCACAAAGAGATTTAGCAGATACCTTTGGAGACCCGCTTTTCCAAGTAGACAACAATAATAACCCAATTCATGCAGGGGAGTTAAACGAATACGGTCTACAAGCGGCATACTCATATTTAGGTATTAGCAACAGAGCATGGGTCGTTAGAGCAGACATCGACCTAAACGAATTAGAGCCAAGTGCAACAGCACCGGCAGCGTATCCAGAATCTGGAACATATTGGTTTGACACAGCGACAACCAAATTTGGTATCCAGGAATGGAACAGCGCACCAGTGACAACCACTGGCGGCCAGAGTTTTGCTAACCAAGAGCCAATTGTTATTACTGACGTGTCATACGTGACAGGTTCAATTACTGCGCCAGGTGCTCCAAAAGCATCGGTAGGTTCTATAGGAGATTACGCAGTTGTTGCCATTACAACTCTTAACACACTATGGTACAAGTCAGAAGGTAACTGCCCAGGCTTAACAGCAGGCGAATGGGTATTAGTTGGTAGCGATGATTGGTCAAACAGCCATCCAACAGTTAGTGCAGATAATGCTAATCCAACATTTGCTGCAACAGCAAACATTACAATTAACGGTACTCCTGTAGCAGTTAATAGTTCAGATGCAGTTGCTGATGTTGCTGCAACTATTAACGGTTTAGCAATTAGCGGTGTACTAGCAGCAGTTGTTGATAGTAGACTACAGTTATTTGCAGATACTTCAAACGCTGCAAGTATTGCAGTAGGCGGCGACGGCGATAGACTAACTGAATTAGGTATTGATGCAGGTACATACTATGCACCAAAACTACAAATTAGTAAGCACACACAAGTTCCTGAATTTAAATCAGGGGACGGTACTCCACGCCCAACAGGTTCTGTATGGATTAAAACTACCGAACCTAATGCAGGTGCTAAGTGGAGAGTTAAAGTATTCAACGGCGAAACACTAGCATGGGATACACTTGCTGCACCACTTTATTTAGAAAACGAAATAGCACTATATGAACTAGATCGTTCAGGCGGTGGCGCAAGTTTAGCAGCAGGCGATCTTTATGTTAAGTACAATGTTGCAGGCGATGCTGATCCATTAGCAACATTTACAATTTTCCGTAGAGAAAGTGCTGCTCCAACTAGCGTTCGTGGTAACAAGATACTTGCTGGTACATTAACAGCAGGATCAAGAGACTTTGATCTTTCTGCTACAGATGCTAATAGTCAAGCATTTAGTACTCCAGTTACAGTTAACGTAACTTATACAGGTACTACAACTGATGCATCAGACCTAGCAGGTGCAATCAATGCTGCTAACGTTGATAATGTTAGTGCTTCAGTTGATTCACAAAACAGAGTAACAATTACACACGCACTAGGTGGCGACATTCGTTTTGTTGACACAGACGGCGTACTAACAGAAGCAGGTTTTGCTGCATACGTTAGTTCTTCAAGTGGTACACCTAACTTGTATTATAGTCCAGGTACAGATGGTTCAACATCACCTTTACGTTTACAAGCAAGTTTGTGGAAAACATTAACATACGAAGCAAGCGATAGCGAAGTAACTGCATTAACAGCAGACGGTGCTTTATGGTACAGCTCAGTTGTTGACGAAGTTGACCTAATGATTCACGATGGTGATACTTGGGTTGGTTACTTAACTGCTACTTCACCATATTATGATGCAGATCCAAATGAGCAAACTGACCCTAATGGTCCTATTGTTTCAGCATCAACTCCAGAACTACAGTCAGACGGAACTGCGTTGAAAAACGGCGACTTGTGGATTGACACTTCAGACATTGAAAATTATCCACAAATTTATCGCTTTAATGCAAACAAACTAAACACACCAATTAAGAATCGTTGGGAACTACTTGACAAAGCAGACCAAACAACTGAAAATGGTGTACTATTTGCAGATGCACGTTGGGGTACAGCAGGTAGCCAGGACGAAGCAGCAGATATCACTGACTTACTAGAAAGTAACTTCTTAGATCCAGATGCACCAGACGGTGCATTGTATCCAAAAGGTATGCTACTATGGAACCTAAGACGTTCTGGATTCAACGTTAAGAAATTTGTACGTAACTACATTGATGTTAACGACGAAAACATTCGCTTTAATGACGAAAATATGGAAACATACTACGAGCATCGTTGGGTTACTGAATCAGGAAACCAAAACGACGGTTCAGGTTCATTTGGTCATAAGGCACAGCGTAAAGTTGTTGTACAGGCACTACAAGCACTTGTTAACAGCAACGATGCAATTCGCGACAATGAATCTAGACTATGGAACTTAATGGCTTGCCCAGGTTATCCAGAACTAATTGGCGAACTAATTAGTCTAAACTATGACAGAGGACTAAGTGCATTCGTTGTTGGTGACTCACCAGCAAGATTAACACCAGATGCCACATCATTGAACGAATGGG